TGTCAGATAGGTATGCCCGTGAGTAAAGCAACTGATCGTCGTAACTCTCGCTATATTCTCCCATAGAATCAATTACATTCTTGATTCCTCCAACGGAGCCAACAAAGCCTCCGCTGTTTAGGTATGGGTAGTCTCCAACAGTTTCGTACTGGCTTGCAAGAGACGGGTCAGGCCAGCATGTTTTTTCTCCTGAGAATACAATGTCGGAGCCAAAACTTAAATACCGCGCAATAATCTGTTTCTGAATATCCGTAGAATTTACAAGGAAAGAATCGTACCCGTCTGAAAATATTATGATATCGTCATCGGGTAAGTGCTCAATTGCCTTACGTAACAGTACAATCTTATGAGCACCACCGGGGGATGTCATGTCCCCACCCTTCCACTCTTGACCTTCACCCGCAAGAGTTAAGTTAATTTTGTGTAAATTACAAGTCTCAACCAGTCTGTACGCTTGCTCTCTGTTTGTTGCTACAGTAAAAAAGTGAGGACTTCCGTACACAAAGTAGTCGTCGTCGCTTGTTGGTTCTGTGTTAGACTTAGCTTCGGCCCTATCTCTCGGGGCTCCCATCGGAGTTTCAAAAACGACCCACTGGAATCCTTTTTGTTTTCTTACCAATGGCATAAACTCGTCGGAGGGAAGCAACGGAAGTACCTTTGCGTAAGCAACTAATTGTCCAGCTACTTCAGGGGTAACAGCATACGCGCAACACCAATACGGGTAGTTGACGTACTTTAATCCCTCTTCTGGAGATCCGAGTTCTTGCTCATCCATCTCAAGACAAGCTAAGTACGCAACCCCATATTTTGTTACAGCCTCTACGATTTTCTGTTCGTCGTACTGCTCGGAGTCTACTACAAAATCATCTTCAAAAATAACGTAGGGATCACTTCCTTTTGCACACTCTTCCCACACTTTTAAATGGGAGAGCATACAGCCGACTTCACCTCTAGTGATACGGCGTTTTAAAAGGGGATCTCTCCAATTTTTATTAAGAGACACCCCGAGATCAGTAACACTTTTAGCAGAAATTTTTTGACCATCAGTAGCCATAAAATAATTTGCGGCTATCGAAGGGTTATCGCTAATAAACCTCTGACGTCTGTCCACTCGATATGGTAAAGAGATAATTCGATTAATCAACGCCACCGGGGGCCCCTTATCCATGAAACTAAAGAGTATCTAACACCACTCGTGACCGGGGTAATTCGGTGCTGAAGATACGAAGGAAAAACAAGCACTGATCCGCGTGTCTTAAAATTAACTGGGTTTGTGACTTCGGAAAACTCAAACTCACCCCCATCATAGCTGTTATGATCAGATAGCTGTACCGACATGCTTAGTTTTCTATCGTAAGGATGATCTGCCGTCCAGTCAATGTCGTGATGCCAGTCGTACTTTCCGTTTTGACTAGCGTGGTACTCTGTAAATTGAAGCTCACTAATTTGGTGCATAATGTCAAACCAAAAAACATTTGCGTTTGCTTCAGCTACATAATCAGCTAAGATTTTTTTTAACGATAACTCACGGTCTATCCAACGAACTGTCGATGATCTATGTTCCGTTGCGCTATTAAATGTCGAAGCGTTGTGTTCGGGGTATTTTAACGAAGATTCAATTACGTTATCGCAAAAGTCAGGAGGAAAAACTCCTTCAAAAAGTTGCCAGCTATCCCTCATTAGCTTGCACATTTTTCATAAGTTTTAGAGCTACGTTTTCCGTGTGAGAGTTTGCGTAGCATATCCACCCAGTAACTATGAATTTTTCGTTAGATATAGGAGGGTTTCCTCTGTGAGGATGGGTTATACTCGCAGGCCACATAAGCAGTGACCCAGCTTTAGGTCGATACCTAGCTCCTTGATATAGAAACTCTGTTTCCCCGCCCTCTTCGACATCATTTAAGTAAATCGACCAAGCAAGAACTCTGGGTGCTTCACTTCCAGCGCCATGCTCTATGTGCCACATAGAGTACCCTCCGGTTAATGGGGTGTACTGAAATTTCATAACCGGGCATATAAGAGGGCAGGTATGAATTGATTGTACTTCTTTGCCGTATTCGTCTACAGCATCAAAAACAATAGATTGTATCTCTCCGAAATGATTATTCATATCATCTGGCATAAAGACTTGCAAATCGTGGCGGCCAAAAGCGCCTTGTTTAAACTGCGTCTTACCTGCATGGTACTCTGTAAGAGCCCCACTTTTAATCACTTCAGTTCCGCTTTCTACTATTTTGTCGCAAAACTCTTTAGTAATCGCATTTTCTTTTTCGTATATAAAGTTTGTAAAATTCATTAGTTCTCAGGTTTTGTGGGCCAAATTAAATTGTACTCTATATAATCATTATCTGCAACACTCCACTGATAGTAAACATTTGGATATGTACTCGGCAAGTCCCTAAGAGCCTGTCTATATGTAGCCCATTCTGCCTGTTTTTCAGAAGTAAGCGTTGCCCACTTTGTCGGCATCTCAATGTAATCCGTTTCTTTTAACCTAGCGTCCCTTTTAGATCGCACCAGATCGAGAGCGTCTTCACCCGCAATATTTTCCGGGGCAACCCAAGCAACTATTTCTCCATACTGCCCATCAACAGCATTTTCAAAAATAGTTCTTCCCCATTCTTCGGGGTCACTTAACATGGCAGTAAAAGGGACATAAACCTCATCAATCTCATCAAAATCAACCTCAAGATCAATCATTGTGTTGGCCGCATCAACCCACTCAGGATTTCGTGCAGAGTTTACAGTTCTTGTTGTCATTACGATGTCCTTACCCATAAATTAAGTGACGTTTGACTAGTGCTGGCGTTGTTGTTCGAGTTATTGTCTGCCTTCCCCGGACCCATATTTCTCCAAGTGCCAGAAGTAGCAACACCAGTCATCGCTCTACCATTTACGGTGGTGGAATTGGATGAGATGTCGAGGACGAGATAGCTATTATTGTTTGCGTACTGAACCTTGGACCCCGCTACTGTGGCATTGGGCAGTCTAGCATCTGTCTGGCCGAACATAGCAAAAATGTAAGAACCTACCGTACCAAACGTGGTAGCAGGTGTTCCGGCAGGACCGGCAGGACCTGTAGGACCTGTGGAGCCGGAGGAGCCTGTCTGGCCCTTCTGGCCCTTCTGGCCCTTTTGTCCTGTTGGACCTGTGGAGCCTGTCTGGCCCTTCTGGCCCTTTTGTCCTGTTGGGCCATTTCCGCCGTTAGATCCTGTTGGACCTGTTGGACCTGTTGGACCTGTTGGACCTGTAGCTCCGGGAGCTCCCTTCTGGCCCTTAGATCCTGTTGGGCCTGTTGAGCCTGTTGGGCCCGTAGAGCCTGTTGGGCCCGTAGAGCCTGTTGGGCCCGTAGAGCCTGTTGGGCCCGTAGAGCCTGTAGCTCCGGGAGCTCCCTTCTGGCCCTTTTGTCCTGTTGGACCTGTTGGACCTGTTGGACCTGCTGGGCCTGCTGAACCTGTCGGGCCCGTGGAGCCTGTTGGGCCTGTAGCTCCAACCTCACCTTTCTGCCCCTTCTGGCCTGCTGAACCTGTCGGGCCTGCTGAACCTGTCGGGCCTGCTGAACCTGTCGGGCCTGCTGAACCTGTCGGGCCCGTGGAGCCTGTGGGGCCTGTCGAACCTGTCGGGCCTTGCAAAGCGGCGTTTGTAATTGTCGCTCTTTTTACAGTGCTATCTGTGCCGTCAAGTACTAGAAGAGTATCCGCACCAGCAACTGCTCCTGACCCGAGCTCTGTAGCCTCAGTAAACGTGTGCGTGTAGATTCCTTTTGCAGAAGGCATCGTACAGAACACATTCTTGGAACCGGACCCAAAGTTTACAGCGTTATCAGAATTGGAGGACTCGAGAATCGTAGTCCGGGCGAGAGTGTCGGGGGTACCGTCAGTTACAGTACCGATGCCAATTTCAAATGCACCTGTTGCGGCGTCAACGATAGCGTAGTAGGTAGTATTTGAGTTACCTACTCCCGCAACAAACGTCTGAAAACCGGTAGGGGCACCTGCTAGAGAGAGAGTACCTGTACCGGTTGTTGCCGTTGTTTCTTTAACACGGTCTGCAACTACAAGAGCCATTAATATTAACCCTCAGAGATTGAAATAGAACCTGC